GGGGATGGTGATAATGGCGAAACATTAATGTTCCAAATGGATGCATTTTTTGAACTTCTGGATAAGGAGAAACAAAATGAACAAACCATCGAATAAGAAACATTCGTCAACGAGTAAATTGTCCGCATATAGGAAGGATCGTAAACGGAAAAATAAACCAATAAAAGAATCAAAGCGTAGGAATCGTTAAAGGAGATCGGATGAACTGGGAAAATAACATAATAGAAGCGTTAGAAAGGCACATAGAGGAAGATCCACCTAGCGACACGATGTACGACAAGCATTTTTTCAAAAACTTGCTTAAATACCGTCCTGCTTACCATTTCTTGGCAGATATAATAGTGACTCATATAAAACCAACCAGATCAGTAGATTTTGGATGTGGATGTGGGTTTATACTTGAAAAATTATTGATGCATGGAATAACAGATGTTCAGGGTATTGAAGGAAGTGAAAAAGTACTTCCATTTATTCCAGAATCTTTGAAGGATAAAATTGTTATTGCTGATGTGTTGTTATATGAACCAAAAATTTGTGATTTGGCTATTACAATTGAAGTTGCAGAGCATTTGAAGACGCATGACAGTGCAAAGTTTGTAAATAATATTTGTAGCGCATCAGATAATTTGATTTGGTGGACAGCAGCTCCTCCCGGTCAGGTAGGAACTGGTCATGTGAACTGCCAAGATATGTGCTGGTGGGTTGATGTGTTTGAAGAAGTGGGATTGTTTGAGCCAGATTGGGAACGCACATATTATTTAAAACAGGAAATGTTACAGAATCATCAGTTGTGTGTAGGATTTCCTTGGTTACGTGATAATTTTATTTTGTGGAGTAAAATATGAAAAAAGAAATAGAAATAAAATCGCCGTATAAAGTGATAGAAGTGAAGTTTGAAAGAAATTACCCAGGTTATATTTACCGTAGAGAACTGGTTGATGATTCAGAATATGGTGGGGATGGTAAACTAGAAATGGTGAATTGTTATTCAAATGACACTGGTGATTGGATTGGAGATCCTAATGATGCCCGGTTTCTTTGTAAGAAGAAAGGTTTGCGCCAAATCCAGAAAAGGAAAGAAACACATAGTAGTTGTTCTATAGGTTTTAATACTCAGGAACAAAAATGGTATGGCTGGAGTCATAGAGCAATACACGGGTTTGGCGTGGGTTCAACTGTCAAAAAAGATGATTGTGCCTATGTACCAATCGACAAAGATGATTTTCTTGAAAGCATAGTAAGTTTTTGGACAGATGAAAATCGTTTAAACATTAAAGGTGTGCATCAAGTTCAGACAGATGAAAATGGTAAGAAGGAAAGCGGTGTTTACGTAGATTGGACTTACTCTGATAAATTTCCCAATAAGAAAATCAGTGGTCAGGTTAGTGGTGTATTTAATCAATACCCAGAGATGTATGGTAAAGGTGCATGGGAGGCGAAAACCCTAGAAGATGCAAAACAAATGGCAATAGATTTTGCAGATGGGGTATCTTAATATGAAAATAATAGAACAGTCTTGGGAATGGATTCAAAAACCAAGTTTACCACTTCAATTGATTGAAAAAGCCGGTAGGACTTGTTATAAATCTGAGGATAAGATTACAAATGACTCAGCAGAGAAATTTGTGGCCACTATTTTAAAGAGTGGTCATGAGAGTGTTATAGAGCATGTTAACGCATCTGTAAAGTTCATTACTAATCGCGGTGTCACACACGAACTTGTACGACATAGACTTTGTGCTTTTAGTCAAGAGAGTACAAGGTATGTCAGATATGATGGAGATATGGAATTTATCAAGCCTGTTTGGTTTGACGGTGCAGCACCAAGAGAACGGGACCTTTTTAAACAAGCTTGTAAAGATATGGAAATTGCATATGTGACTCTATTAAAAACAGGTTGGCGTCCAGAACAGGCCAGGGAAGTCCTTCCCAATTCCCTTAAAACGGAGATTGTTACGACATGTAATTTACGCGAGTGGAGACATGTGCTGACTTTGCGTTGTTCTCAAAAAGCACATCCACAAATCAGAGCATTAATGTTGGACTGCCTTAAAGGATTTAAAAAAGAGATTCCAATTTTATTTGACGATATTGTGTTACTGGGTGATTTATAATGGTAGGAATATGTTCTGTTGAATGGTGTAATTCTTATAAAAGAAATAATAAATGCGTTTATTGCGAAAGGCACTATAGGCAATCTTTATCTGGTGGAGTACGACGCACACAGTATGATTCAAATATTATTGTAGATAGTAGAAAGGATCTTTAATTATGCATATTTTGTATGTGCCCTTGAGTTTAACAGATTTTTCTCAGCAAGAAAGTTCCCTTTTCCATTGTATGTTTTGCACGTTCTGGCGGTACAATCGTGAATAGGTGTTTAGGTTGTTTACCAGACACTGTTGTTATGTCTGAAGTAAATCCATTAGGTGGTGGATGGGGAAAAGAAGGGAGGAATTCATATACGACAATTAAAGCCCAAGCAAAACATTGGTACGATATTGAATTGAATTGTGATAAAAATGATTTTGTTGGTTGTGCACTAGAGTTATCAGCAAAATGTAAATATTTTATTTTACGTGATTGGTCTTTTGTCAATTTTGCGCCTCATGCATACAACCAAAACTTACCATCGTTTTCTTTTCTTACACTTAATTCGTTGAAAGGTAAATGTGTTTTAAAACCATTCGCTATTGTACGTAATGCAGTTGATGTATATTTATCAAGGAAGGGTTTATTATCTGAGTTTGTTACTTCTTACTGCGCTTACGTGAATGAAATTGTGAATAATAATATTCCAATTTATAAATACGAAAATTTTTGTGACGATCCAGAATATGTATTAAGGATGCTATGTGAGTATTTGAATATCCCTTTTGATATTATTTGCCTTAATTATCAAAAGTTCACAAATGTAAATGGAGATGTTCAGAGTGTATCTCGCGGACAGTTGCAAAATAAGATAGCACCGTTAGCAAGAATGAAAGTACAAGATGGACGCGTATTTGATGCTATTTCAAGACAGTTAGCATTAAAAAAAGCCAATTCATTGTTGGGTTATAAATGGTTATAGTAAAAGGAGATTACGTAATGCGAGGAAAAATAGCTAAGAAAATTAGAAAAGATGTTTATGGTGATTTTAGTAGTATAGAACGTAAATACGAAAAAACGGGTAATGGTGTTTTGTTAAATACAGGATTGCGGAAGCAGTATCAACTTGCGAAAAAAGATTATTACAGGAAAACACAAAAGATTTGACATTTTATTCATATGAAATTATGATGGTGTTCCTTCCTACCATCGCCTCAGTGAGTACATTAATATTTATGATGTCAAATTCAATTATATGCTCCCATCTAATTGAACTGATTCTGAATATGTTGTGCTTACTAGAGGTCCTGCCTTATTTGTAGATGTGTTTAAGATATTATTTAAGCATTCACAAATCACATTGGTTTCCATTAAAATGTCATTAAGTAATTTGTGCGGCTGCATGATATCACACACGTAGTAGAGAACGTGTTTTTTAAATAGTTTAATCGTTTTATAACTATTTTTACATAATTTGTTTGTAAACATACCGCTTTGCAAAAATAATAATTGTTCCACAATCGCATATCGTTTGCATAATGTTTCTAGTAGGTTTATTTCAAATTTATCAGGATACACATCGTGTGTAATCATACCGATATCCGGTGTCATACAACCCAATGTGCCATTGAGTGTTTGTAAGCATAAGAGAGAATTATTCGGTAATTGTTTGGTTATACTGTTGTACAGATGTAACTGTTGTGTTGTGTAATAGACCCATCGTAATATCGGGCTTTTTGGAATGGTTTTGAGTTCTACGATATCAATTTTTTTAATAATAATCGTTGGCGTGTTGTTTGTTATAATGGCTATGATATCGTTGTAAGTCTTTTCTATTAAGGCATTCATTGTGTGTTGTACATAGCCATTACTATTTTCAGTAATGGCTATGTATGTAGGTAATGTCAGCGTTAATTTGGTCATTACGTTATTTTACAGAATCTGCTGTTTTTGGTGTTGATGCACTTCGCAGATTATTATTATCTCTTTTCCACTTTTCCTGTATATCTTGACGTATATCTTTTGTGGAACGATCCTCAGTCATTCCATCGTCTTTTTCTACCAGATCTTCTTCTGTTAGTTCATCTATTTTACCGTAGATTTCAGTTAATTTAATATCGGGTATATCGGGTAGAACGCGTTTTGCTACCACTTTCATAAGTTCTTTTTTAAATGTCATCTCAGGCACTATTTTATTTGCCATTATAGCATTTTCAAGATTTTGTGATAAATCATCAATACTGAAATCTTTACTTCTGGAGATTAACATACTATTAAACCAATCTGATTTCAGTTGCCATTTCAACCAATATTTTATGATGCCTAATTCAGTTTCTGTGACGTTTTCACTTTTCTTTGTTAGCACTAAGCTGAGTTGTTGATATTCATAACGTAATGCAACACCAGAACGTACCTGATCACTTTTCTCGTGTGCATGAATACCAGATAAATGTGCGAGTTGAAATATCTCGCTTATTTTTTTGCTGATCCATGATAGTATTGCTTCGACAGGTTCTTGTACCTTTGATTCAAGCCAATCTGGTTTACCAGCTTCGCCTAATTCTGGGTCAAATTCAAGAACTGCAGTTGGCCCTGCTTCATTATTAGTCTCTTGCCCTTCTCTTTCCATAGGACGTCTTGCTTGTGGAAAACCAGCAAATTTTATAACTTCTTCACCGTAAGAAATATTCCTAACAACACTTGCAGTGATTCTTGAAATTTCTTTAATATCTGACGCACCAATGTAGGGGTTCATCACGCTTTTGATATTTTGGAACCATACAAAGGGTATTTCTCCCAGAGGGTTTTCCCCAGCATCTACTAATATTGGTTCTTCCTGTTCAATTTGTTTACGGGGTTGTCCTGGTTCATTTGTCCATTTATTGTCATTCGGTTTTTGTCTGTAGTTTGTAGCATCTTTGTGCTTGTGTATTTGCATTGGTGATACATTACCTTCAGGTAGCTTCCATATTTCCCATCTGTCGGGCCACCAGAGAAGATACCTATTATCAAAGTCCAACAATTTAAGATATTTCAATGTTGGTCTATTTGTTATAGGATCCCTTTCGTGATTCCAATCAAGAATATTAGGTAATGTGAATAGAGCACAGTATGGATATATACCGTTTTGTACATCATCTCTAATCACTTTGTTATCAGAATTTGGTTTATCAATTAGGACACCAACAGCACCGTAAATTGCTGCCATTTTTTGTGCTTCATTCAAAAATACGTCGAAATTAGTTCCATATAGGTCGGCATCTTTCGCAAACATTTTCCATAAGGTATCTTCAGCTAACCTATCCAACTGACGTACTGCTGGTTTTTCAGTTAGATAAAAATTGAATAGATCAATTACAATACTTGAATAATTGAAACAGACTCCTTCCGCTTGACGTGCTTTCCAATTGTACCTGCTTTCGCGAGGATGTCGTTGGAGAGCATAGTTAATAAAAGGAGTCCCTCCTTGATAGGCAAGTCCAAAAAATGTCCAATCTTTTATATGTTCATTATAAATTTTATGAGTACGTTGTAAGGTATCAATATCCATTGATGTTCTCCTTATTTCCAATATAGATTGTTTTTTGCTTTTCTAACATACCGTGGTTTATTAACCCAATTTAAAAACTGTGATACGCTATCGGCAATGTCATCAAATTTGGTTGATGGAAATAAACATAATTGATCTTCCACAGTAGTTTTCCAGTGAGCACTCTCAGGCAACCATATCTTACCTGATTCAAATAGTCCAGTGATTGCATCAAAGCGTACTTTTTTCTCCTGATTTTTGGTCGATATTTCCACAATAGGAATCGTTGTATTTCCTTTTAATTCTTGAATTAACGATTGGCCCGAAGCCCTTCCTTCTATTAGATGTGCTGATGGTTTGTGAATGCCGTGTAATTCTTTTACTTTTCGAACAAGTTTTGGGAACTCAAGCCGTTTATTTAATACATCAACAAGGTAATATCCACTTTTCGTAATGTACCACACGGTGGCTGCTGTTGGATCACTAAGTTGATCCTCTTTAAATGCAGTATCCCAACTGATGATTGTTTTTTCAATTGCAACATCTTCTGGCAGATCTTCATAATGTTTAATCCATTCATACTTAATCATACCGCCTTCTTTGGCAACAGGTCTTTGTTGATATAGTGATTCCCAATTATACGTACCTTCTACTAGTTTTACATTTTCAAGGTGTTCTATATTATACATTCTAGGGCATAATGCTTCACCGGGTGATCTTCCTAATATATCGCCATCTTCGGCAATAGCTTTTAGTTCAATCATTTTCCATTTTTCATGTGCATGTTCTCTTAAAACAAATCCAGCTAAATCGTCGAGATGCCAACGTGTGGAAATGATAATAATTCTATTGTCTGGGCGTAATCTTGTATAAGCAACAGCACGATACCATTCTTTTACTTTCTCACGCACAATTTTCGATTCAGCTTCCTCTCTGCCTTTTATTGGATCATCTATGAGAAATACGTTGGCTCCTCTTCCGGTGGAAGCTCCCCCAACGCCAGTGCTATAATAATGCCCTCTTTTGGTGGTAGCTACGTGTTGTACTGATTTTGTATCTGCTATTGTGCAATTTGGAAAAATTGCCTTATGTATTTTACTAGTAAGGTTGTTTCTAACAACATTACCAACTTCATTAGCTCTTGTTTGATTGTATGTTGCAGCAATAATTTTCCAGTCTGGGTTTCTTCCTAATAACCATGCAGGAAAGAATTCTGATGCTATAAGCGTTTTCCCATGTTGCGGCGGGCAATTTATTAACAATCTCCGTATACGACCAGCTTCTACTGCTTCTAATGCAGTTGCTATTAATTCATGCATTGGTTCAGCACAGTATTTTGGATA